CCTGCTGCTTGTCGCTTGAGCTTTGCTTCCAGGCCTTTTCTTCTTCTTGAAATTTTTTGCGCTTCTTGCGCAGCTCGTCGTAAAATTTTGGGTGTCTGAATACGTGCATTATTTTAAAATAATTCCAAGCCCTGCCGGGTGGAGTCGTACGAGTGTCCACCTTTCCCCCGTTACCGGATAAAGGACAGGGCCAGGAATTATTGCTTTAGTGTTTACCATATACCACGGTTTGAACTCTTTTGTCCCAGCATTTACGGCAGCTTAAACACTTGCCGCCCTGATCCGGAGCGGGGCAGGTTCTATTGTCCGAAGTTGTAACGCCGGACTCGTGGCTCCAAGCGCTGGAGCTCGGGCCATCTATTTTTGAACGTGATAATCTTATAACTAAATTTTCAGGAACGTCTTTTGGATCCGGTAGGAATTGGCGCTCTTGAGTCGGTAACCAATGGCGCGTGTTAGGTGTTAACCTTACAACCTCCAAGATCTTGGCCATATGCTCAACGCTTTGGACGTCGCCGGCATCGTGCCATCTAAACCATTTTTGATTTTTAATTTTAGTGGCCATCGCTTCAACCCATTGCGGGTGGTTGATAGCTTCCAGCCTCCTATATTGCGCCTGCTTAATTGCAGGGTATCTAATATAATTTCCTTTCATTGCATAGCATCCAAAGCACGGCGTGCCAGGAATTTTTGAAAGCTTGGACCCAGTTTTGCAGGCCCAGGCCGGCAGGCTATAACTCAAGCCCGGCATTTTAGAAGTTTTTGTGAAACTGTCTGTAATTTTTAAAGCGTCTTTTATTAACATAAATTATCCTTTCTTATATTATCCCATAATATTTATTTAAGTTACTTTGTCAACTTTTATTTTTTTATTGACAGCCGCGCGCTTGTGTGCTCGGGGCCCACCCTCCCCCCGGCTCGCGAGCTTGCGCTCGCGCTTCGGTAAGTTAGGATAATAACTTGATCAGCGGCGCTGGGTTTTACTTCTCTTGCGAGAATACCAACGCTCACAACCGATCCCAGGACATTGGATTGAGGCCCGGAGTCTATTATTTACTAGCCGGCCAGGGCCTATCACCGTATCCGGTGCCAATGTCCAGGGATCAGCACCCAGTGAAGACGGCCTGCAGTAGGCGGTGTGACACTGGGTTGATCTTTTATTTATGAATTGCGGTCCATAAATTCTTGAACTTTTTTTTCAGCCTCGGCTTCCATTTCAGCGTCTGATTTATGAAACCAAGGTTCACCCAAAAATTTATTTATTCCTCCATAATTTTTAGATTGTATCTCCTCGAGGAAGTCCTCGTAGAGGCCCTCCTCAAGTTTTAAAGTTATTTCATTACTCATTTAATTAACTTCCATATCTTTAGTTAAAACTAAAGTATCTTTAGGAGCTTCTAAATACTCATCAACAGAATTTAAATGATAGGTATGATCCTTATCATCATTGATCTGCTCATAAGCTAAAAGCATTCTAGTAGCTTCAGTTAATGTAAATGGTTTATCTTTCATAATCGTATATTTACAATGACCAGCAGGCCATTTATCTTTTCTGATTACAAAAAACATTTTGTCGTTTTCTTTTGTCATATTATCCTTTCTTTTAATTAATATAAGTAATAACAGAATATCCCATAGAGTCAACCCACTAAATAAATTAATTTAATTTTTATTCAACTATAAAGTGATTGACACAACATATAGTGCGGAGGCTACATCTTGTGTCAAGTAAATTGTTTTAACTATATGTAGTGCTCGTTACCTCGGGGCCCACCCTCCCCTAAAATAAAAATAAATAAACATTTGACTTAATTTAATTCGTATGTTATAAAATCCCATAACAAAAGAAAGGATATATAATGAGTAAAACAATGACTAAATATCAACTCGATCATTTTCGAGATAAAGTAAAAAGACAATTCAACCCATTAATAGAGGAAGCTGAATTGTTAGTTAAACAATTTAAGACCGAAGCAACCGACAAAGCTGTTGATAAGCTGGCCAAAAAAATGGGCGCTGACAAAATTATCAAGCAGTTTCAGGAAGCCGAAATAAAACTGGAGGAAGCAAGGGCAAGCGCCTTAACTTTCTTTACTAAAAAGAAACCAAAAGGCGAGGAGCTTAACTATAACTTTAGAGAACCAAGCTCAAGATACTCGGACAAGTTAAGTCTTCAAGATTGCCACGATCAACTGCGGGAGTGGGCTTCAACACTTGCTGAACGCGAGATTGAACGAAGACCCGAGGGCGCTAAACTTAAACAACTTAAAGAACTTAAAACAAAAGCTTTAGATGTTGTTATGGAAAGCGGAACGCCTGATAGTCTTGCAATAGCGCTTGACCAAGTATCTAAAAAGATTGGCTTGTCTTGGAATACTGATGTCCAAGCGCTGCCAAACTTTAGACAGGCAGGTTAATAAATATGAATTAATACTTGACACAACATCTAGTGTGTAGGCTGTAGCCTACACACTATGCACTAACTACATAGCTCGAGAACTCTGGGCCCACCCACCCCCGAGGGGTCCCAGGCCAAACTGATACAGGCTCGCGAACAATGGGCCCACCCACCCCAAACCAGATAGGGATCCTAATACATATACCTTTAGAGTTTGATTTAGACTTAAATATAGGATAAATTTCAAATGAGGAGAAAAACAGAATCAAAAAAATTCTGCAAAAAATTTTTATGAAAAGCCTTGAAGAGCTTCGAAAAAAGACTAGAAAATATTTTAGAAAAGAACACACCCAAAACCAAACCGCTGAAGAAATACTTGAGTTTGAAAAAGCTCAAAAAATTTTAGAAAAAAAATTTAAGCAAGACCTTATTCACGATAACTTTATGGCCTTTGTCAAAGAGATGTGGCCAGAGTTTATTGAAGGTAGACACCACAAAGAAATTGCAGATAAGTTTGATAAGATTGCAACTGGCAAAATCAAAAGACTTATTATCAATATGCCACCAAGACATACGAAATCAGAGTTTGCATCTTTCTTACTTCCTGCTTGGATGGTTGGTCGTAAACCAAATTTAAAAATAATTCAAACAACCCACACCACGGAGCTCGCTATACGATTCGGTCGTAAAGCTAAAGTTCTACTCGACAGTCCTGAATACCAAAAAATATTTGAAACAAGACTTGACCCCGATTCGCAAGCCGCGGGTAAATGGGAAACTGAACAGGGCGGTGAATATTATGCAGCCGGTGTCGGCTCGGCGATCACGGGCCGTGGAGCGGATTTATTAATCATTGATGACCCACACTCGGAGCAAGACGCAATGAATCCCGAAGCGCTGGAGCGTGCTTACGAATGGTATACATCAGGACCACGTCAGCGTTTGCAACCTGGTGGCGCTATTGTATTGGTTATGACACGTTGGAATATGAAAGACCTAACAGGTAAACTTTTAAATGCACAAAAAACTTTGAAAGCAGATCAGTGGGACGTGGTCGAATTTCCGGCAATCCTTCCAAGTAACAAACCGATCTGGCCACAGTATTGGAAGTTAGAAGAATTAGAAGGAGTTAAGGCCAGTTTAAGTATTGGTAAATGGAACGCGCAATGGATGCAAAATCCTACTGCTGAAGAAGGATCTATTTTAAAACGAGAGTGGTGGCAGCTTTGGGACAAACCTTTTATTCCTCCTTTAAAACATATCATTCAAAGTTATGACACAGCCTTTAGTAAAAAAGAAACGGCCGACTATTCTGCAATTACTACTTGGGGAGTCTTTTATCCAAACGAAGATCCAGGTGAAGCTCCTAACTTAATTTTACTTGATGCAGTTAAAGAACGACTAGAGTTTCCCGAATTACGTAAGGAAGCACTAGAGCAATATAAGTATTGGAAACCTGATACCGTTATTATTGAGGCTAAAGCCTCTGGACTACCCTTAACTTATGAGTTGAGAAAAATTGGAATACCTGTTATAAATTTCACTCCTAGTAAAGGACAAGATAAACATTCTAGGGTAAACGCTGTATCGCCGATGTTTGAGTCGGGGATGATTTGGGCGCCTGACGAAGATTTCGCAGATGAGGTAATAGAGGAGTGTGCATCATTTCCGTACGGAGATAACGACGATTTGGTGGACAGTACAACACAGGCGTTAATGCGTTTTAGGCAAGGGGGATTTTTAAGACTTCCCGATGACTATGAAGAAGACACGTTACCGCAAAAAGATAGGGAATACTACTGATGTCATCAGAAGACTATAAAGAATCAGAAATGTCCAAGATCGTAAAACGTCTTATGGACGAAGAAGGGTTTGAGTTTGGAGAAGCTGTAAAAGAAGCAATGGAACAAACTAAAAGATTCGAATCAAAAGCGGACGGCGGATCGATTGGTATCGAAGTTTTATTCACAGACAAAATGGCTAATGGTGGTAGAGCTGGATATGTATCTGGTGGAGCAGCTTTAAAGCTTTTAGAAAAAGGTAAAGAAGGTATAGAGTCATTATACAATGTTGGTAAATCAATTTTTAGTAAAGGCGATGATGCAGTAGATCTTGCTAAACAAGAAGAAATATTTAGATCAGGTAATATCACAACAGACTTTTTAGAAAACGTAGATGACAAAGTAATTAAAAAATTTGTTGAAACTAGAGATGCAAAGGGTCCTGGTGGCTATGGGTTATATGATAGCTTTGATGATATGCCAAATGGATTAAAGGCAGCAGAATTAATTAGTAGAATTAAAAATGCAGACGGTGGAATAGATTATGAAGCTGCAGAATTATTTATAGGTAAAAAATTAAAAGGTAATGAAACGGTCAATGAATTAATTTCAATGGTAGTTACCGAGAAAAAAGCAGACGGCGGTCGAGTCGGATTATTTATGGGTGGCGATCCGTTAACCGGACAAGCATTAGCTATTTACAATTCTATGTCCGCGTATGGTGCAGGCGATCAAGAGATCGCGGACCGATTACAATCTTTAGGTTATTATGATCCAAATGCTTCAACACCTGATCCAACTCCTGATACAGGTCAAACAATAGGTTATCAAGGCGGGAGTGATAATTTTTCTCCATACAATCCTGATCCAAATAAAATTCAATCTTTTAAAACAGATCCAATAATCGCTGCAGCAAACGAAGCAGATGTAAGAACTAAACAATTAACTTCTATGGGTATCAATGATCCATTTGCAAATGAAGCATCTTTAAGTGGTGCTTACTATGGAGATATGCCGGAAGACACTAGTAATCAAATCGGCAAACAAAGTATGTTTGCAAAAGCTAAACAAGGATTAACAGGTTTAATGGATAACCCTATTACCAGTGCAATTGGCTTTGCAATGAATCCTGCATTTGGAGCCATAAAAGGAATAGCAAAAGGAATAGGATCTATGATTCCAGTTAATCAAAGAGCTATTCAAGAAAACATAATGGGTAATTTAGGATTTGCAGTTAATGACATTGGTCAAATAGTTTCTACAGGAGATTATGATGATCCGAGTAATGTTATGGCAGGATATAATTTAAACAAAATGACTCCTCAAACATTTATGAAACGAATAGATATGATCAATAAAAATTTACAATTAGGTAAGTATAAAAATGAAGACGCTATGAGAAAAAGACTAGCAGCAATCGAAGAAGCAAAAAGAAAATTTGAATTAGCTGAAAAATTAAAAGCAGAGGAACTAGCAGCAAAACAATTATCTAAAACTAAAGATATGGCACAGTCCAATAAAGAATCAGGAAAAGGTGGTTATCAATCCTCTTGGGGTGGCGGTGGTGGAGCCGGAGGAGATGGTGGTGGATTTATGGGCGGTTCTGGAACAGCAGAAGATATGGGATCTTTTGCTAAAGGAGGTAGAGTTGGTTATCAAGCAGGTGGAGTTGCAACACCAGAACAATATGCAAAAGCTTTACAACAAGTAGGTGCAGGAAGTGCATTAGATAAATTAAGATCTACAGGAGACTATGTAAAAAACTATGTTTCAAATGTTGGACAATCTGTTCTTAATAAAAATCCTGCAATAAGAGGTATTGCTTCTTTTTATGGAGTAGGTAAACCTATTTCTTCTTTCAGTGATTTTTCAAGTGGAAGTCAACAAGCAATTAAAGATGCAGAAGCTGCTCAAGCCGCGTTAGATAATGCAGTAAGAACTGGAAGAAGACCAGGATCAGGAAGTGGACCAACAACTAAAGATGACGGTGGAGGAAGTGCGGGCACAGGTGGTTATTCTTATGATGCCGGTGGTAGAGAAGGTTTTGGTTATGGATTAGCTGACGGCGGAAGAGTATATCTTTACAACAGGCTAAAATAATGCCCGGAGAATTTGAAAGCATTCTAACTAAACTTCAAGGTAAGTTAGGTAAAAATGTACCGTTCCTACACTGGATTCTATCGCAATCTTATCCCCTGACTCTAGCACGCAAGGAATTCCGTTAAATACGTCTATTGGTCCGTATGCAAAATTAAAACTCATTAGTAATACACCGCCGGTTGCACGTAAAAGCTTACACGTTCTCTATCTTCTTCTCTAGCTTTTTCCCATTCGTCTTTGTAAATTGCAGTAAGTTCTGCTCTTCTGTTTACATCTACAGTCCCAGGATGTTTGTGTGCTAACTTAACAGTTAATCCACTAATCATAGGAGGTAGCATACGTTTTGGTATTTGAACGTTTTGTCTGTAATCAATATACGGAACTGTTACTTGTCCACCAGCTGTGCTAGTCCATGCAACATCATCTGGATATTTAATCATCCATGCTTTTAATTTGTAGTAAGTTTGATCAGGTACAGGCCACAAATAAACTTTGTGTGTAGCTACACCACTACTATCATATTGAGCATTACGCTCAACAGCATATTGTGATGGCTTGCCTGAAGTTGTTTTAGTTGGAAGTTGTAGATAATCAGTAAGACTAATACGTTCTATTTCTTGATCAGAATCTGGGTCAGCATTAGTATCTGTTATAACTGCATCTAATATATCTGAATATGTATTAGAACTAAACGTAATGTGCCCTTGATCTTTGGTCATGGTGTGTTCTATTAAATCAAGAGTAAATAAATTTACACCATCATTAACCCATTCCAACATTAATAAGTTGAGAGAACGTCTAGCTGTAACTAGATCATAACCGCCCTTAGAACTTACGCCAAGTCTTTCATAAGCTTCTTGTATTACATCATCAATCGTTAGATTGAATGTATGTGTGCCTGATGTGGCCATATTTTGTCCTTCCTATATTAAGGTACGAACAATCAAATAACACATTTGTGAAAATACAGTGACACCAATTACCCAAATAAATTTAGAAAGTTTATCAATGTCTTGAGCCATGTGGGCCAAATGATTGTCTTTTATTAAATCTATTTTTTGGTTAAGTAATTTGAGGTCGCCTTTAATTTCTATAATCGCTTCTTTGTTAGTTTGCTCGCTCATTTATTACTCTACGTATGTCTTAGTACATTCCATAACAACAGTATACATATTACCTGCATCTGCTGTACCGGGTATAACTATATTAATATCGTCTTGGTTTGTGTTCGAGGATTGGTTTGCAGGAATTCCACCGAATTCTCTGAAGTCCCAATAACCTGTTCCAGTTAATCCAACAATAGGAATATCCCCATCATCATCTTCATAATCTAAACGGGCGTATGAATCTCCTCCATCACCTGTATCACAGGCAAACCATAATATTTGTATGCTCAAAGTTTTGCAAGTTGTTCCGTTTGGAAGTGCATCCATTGCTGATACATCTCCGAATACTGTAGTACCGCCTGTACCATCTGATTGAATTACTATTTTAATAGTAACTCTTTTTTCATTTTGTTGTAATATAGTTGGACCTGTTACT